GGTCTCAAAGCATCTGGTGCTAAACCAGAGATGATTGGAAAGAAAGCACCTTCAGGTGCTGGTGCAAGATTCCGTGCTAGTGCAGATGCTACTAAAGATATTTCTAAAGCGACAAGCACTGATCTTGATAAAGCACTCAAGAATTTAACGACTACTGGTAATGTAAAAGGCAAATCTACTGGTGTCTCGGGTGGACTTGCTGCACCTAAGGGTGGAGTTAGGACTTCTCCTGGTGTAGGACCTAAGTCTTACAGTAAATCTGAGAAGACTCTGCAAAATATGCAGAGACAAATGGCACAGACTGGTGTCGATTCTTCTGGTAAAAAACTTTCTACGTCTGAAAGAAAACGTGCATTCAATATTTCTAAGAATCCTCGCGCTGTAGAACGTGCTGTAGATAATCCTCCATCTAAGACCTTTAAATCTGGAAAAACTTCTGTTGGATCAAAATTGTCTAAGGGTGGTAAATTAGCATTACCTGGACAAAAAGGTCTACCTCCTACAAAAATTAAATTACCAAAAGCAAAACCAGAACTTGCTAGTAAGGTTAAAGATGCACTTCCAGGATTTAAGGAAGTAAGAAAGGGATCACAAACTCTGAAATCTGCAAGTAAACTTTCAAAACTTGCTAGAGGTGCAGGCAGATTAGCAGGTCCTGCTCTTGCTGTTGTTGGTGCTGGTTTAGATTATGCTGATGATAGAGCAAAGGGTTACAATCGCACTTCATCTGCTCTCAGAACGGGCGCTAAGCACCTTGGAGGTGCTGCTGGTGCTGCTCTTGGTTCAGTTGCTGGTCCACTTGGAACCGCTGCTGGATACGCTGCAGGGCATTGGTTGACCTCTAAGGTATTGGATAAATTCCACAAGCCTTCTAAACCAAAGACACCGAAGCAACCAACAGGTAAAGATAACTTAAGGAGTGCAGCATCAGGTGCAGCATCATCCATTCCAAGAGCCCTGACAGGTGCTCCACCTAAAACCCCCCCAACACCTAAAAAGGTAAAAACTAATCCTAAGGATCACCTTAAAGTCAATAGATAATTTTTAAAACAAATAAGAGGAAACTAAAATGCACATGTACTACAACTTAACCACAGAACAAAAATACATTTTAACTCTTTCAGATACAATGCTGAAAGAGGGATATACTGTCGATGAAGTTATTGAGTTCTTACAATGTGAGGACATGGATCAAGTTGAGTGCATTCTTGGAACTCTTACTCTTATTGAAAGTGTAGATGTAGATCATCCAGATTTAGAATTAGTTGTTGAGCGTGTTAGAGCTTTAGCATCTATTGGTTCTTGGCTTACAAAACAAGCAGGTAAATTAAAGGGTGTTTTTAGTAAAGGAGCAAGTGGAGCAAGCAAAACAAAGATAAATTTAAAACCAACTACTACTAAAGTTAAGACTACTAATCCAACAGGACCTGGTTCTCGTTTTAAATCGAAAAATAATGTTACTGGAGATGTTATAAAGCAAAGTTCTAAACTTAAAACAGGATTAAAGGTTGCAGGTGGTATTGGTGCAGCAGTATTGCTTGGTAAGGGTATTGATAATGTACTGAATGATTCTGATTCTGATGATTCAAACACTGGAAATCAAAACCAATCTGGAAATACCCCTCCTGCAGAGGATCCAAACGATGGTAGAACTAAAGGATATGGTAGTAGAACTAGAGCATATGGGTGGTGGAAGAGATCGAATGTCGGTTCACCATATGTCGATACAGATCATTTCAAAAATATTAGACGCACACAAAAACAATCTGAGAAGTAATCTACCTAGTAATAGTCCTCTTTACTGAAATAGTACCTTCAACTGGTCGGATTCTTTTCCCATCAGAATCTTGTAGTACAATATCATAAAAATATTTTCCTGCTTTTAAATTAATTGTACTTGTTTTTATCATTTGGATTTCAATTCTTCCTGATGATCGATCAACAGCGAAGTCTATATTAAATGTACCAGCAACACTGGATGTTGGATATTTTCTCATATGACAACATGCTGTATATCCTGTTAGATTTAATGCTTGATTTGATTGAGTATCTTCAAGTACAAACGTCTGTGTGAAGTCTGTTCCAGTGTGTATCTGAAGATCAACTATGAATGTTGGTTGCTGTGACATTATGGGCAATTAGTAGAAATTCCTGCTCTCACATCTATGCTGCCTTCTAAGACAACGATTTTATCTCCACCAGGTCTTGTTAAGACCACATCATATAAGTATCTTCCAGGTTTAATAGTTTTAGTTACCGTATCAGTCATCGATAAAGTAAGTTTACCATTTGCAGCACTAGTAATACCAACTGCAAAATTGTAAGCAGTAGAACTATCTGGATGCTTTCTGATTTGAGAAGCACCGGTGTGACCTGAAAGATTTGTTGGTTTACCGGCAAGTTGACTCAATTCAAGATCTTCTGAAAAATCAGAATGAGTATTAATTATTAAATTTCTGACGTAAACGGACATCAGTATAACTCTTTATTGAGTATTTATCAAGGGCTTGACATAAACTCTAATTATCAATAGACTTGGTTTGTCCGGGTTAAAGATAAATAATAGCTCATATAATATATTAGTATGAGTTATGAAAATCCTTGGATATACCTGGAACGAACTTTTGATAGTGATGATGTTGGGGACTACTTTGGTTTTGTTTATCTCATTACCAATAAGTCAAACCAACGACAGTACATTGGGCGAAAATATTTTTGGTCTTTTAGAACACCACCAGGTAAGAAACGAAAAGTAAAACAAGAATCTGATTGGAAAAAATATTATGGATCTTGTCCTGAATTAAAAGATGATGTAAAAAAATATGGTAAAGAGATCTTCAGTAGAGAAATACTGAGTCTTCACGGAACAAAAGGAACTTGTAACTTTGAAGAAACAAAACAATTGTTTCTTAACAATGTATTATCTGAGGCACTTGACGATGGGTCGCCAGCGTACTATAATAGTAACATTCTAGGACGCTATATGCGAAAAGACTATGGTAACTTTAGAATCAACTCTAAAGAAAATTCATGATTGGTCTATAGACCGTATTCACCATTTGTCTGAAAATCATCCAGGTTCTGAATTGTATGAGAGTCTGGAAGACGCATATTCTATTCACCAAGAATTTGCTGAGTGGTTAGACCCTAATAAAAGGGATCATGATGTAATTTCACTAGAATACATAGGAGATGAAGATGAAGGAAACATCTAAAATCTTTAAGAGAAAAATTCTTGAAAGAATTAAATATCTTACAAACCACGGTAAACATCTTGAAGCATCTGCTCTTTATAACAAGTATTTTAAACTATGAAAAAAATTATTGCCTCACTGGTTGCTGCGGCGGCGGTTGCCCTACCTGCCCTTTCAGACCCCCTAAAAGATAACGAATATTATACCAATCATTCGATGGGATGTATGTTACTCAGAGAGTGTAAGGATGAAGTTAAAGAGGTCTTCAGTCTTTTGGATGTTTCTAGTGAGTATCCCAATACTGACGATTTTTATTCTGTTGCTAACGAATTCAACTCTATGCTTGTCGCCCTTAACCAGGTCGGAGTTAACGTGTTTCTAGCAGATGAAAAATATTTCCCAGTAGGACATCGTGGAGTTTATCATACGGTAAGTAATAACTTCTTTCTAAACAAAACATTCATGAAGCGTCCTCACGTATTGATGAGTGTAATGCGTCACGAAGGATGGCACGCTGCACAAGATTGTATGGCAGGTACTATTGACAATAGTTTGATTGCTATTATTCATCATGAGGATGATGTTCCTGAGATGTGGCAAGAGATGGCACGGAGAGCATATGTATTGCAACCCTCTGCTATTCCTTGGGAGAAGGAAGCAACCTGGGCAGGTAAAACTGAAAACATGACTATGAGGGCACTTCAATCTTGTGCTGCAGGTACTATGTGGTCTGATTATGATCCGACTCCAAAGACCCGTGAGTGGTTAGTTGAAAATGGTTATCTTACTAAATAATAAAATCCCAAGATAA